GTTCCATTAGATGTAAAGGCTTGACCGCCTAATCCAGCCGTATAGCCTGAGCCACCACTTGCAGAAATAGTTACTCCACCAGTAGAAGCTGATACAGAAATTCCAGTTCCAGCAGTAACAGAAGTAACACCAGCATTAGTAAGAGTTACTGAAGAACCTAATGCGACTGCTCCACCACCTGACATACCAGTTCCAGCCGTAACAGTTACAGAACTATTTTGTAATCCTGAATTGCTAGTTGCTCCAGCAGTATTTAAGTTATTAGCAAAGTTAGCTAAATTGAGTGCTTGTGTCATTTAGACTGCTCCAGTTCTTGCAAAAGTTTGTTGTACCAAAATATTCAAATTACTTGTAGGGGTTTGCGATAAAGTATAAGTACCAGTTGCTACTGTGTAATCAACTGTTTCTAATAATAATGCTCCATTGTTCCATAGATTAAATGCTAACGGATTAAAAGTAAACGCATAAATAGTTTGTCCAATAGTTGTATAAACATCGACATTAACTGGGGTGCCGTTAGGAACTCCCAAATTATTATCTGTCCATTGGATAACTTCTAAATCACCGCTTACTGCATTTACAAAACTAATAGTCTGATCTGTAATACTATAATCTTGTGCATTAATGACTGTGCCGTTTAAAAACAATAATTCATTACCGCTAACTAGGGTAAACCCTGATGCTGTATAAGAACCAACATTACTTAATGTATCGCTATTTCTGCTAAAGCTATTATAAGTTGTACTGGTAGAAGCCGCAACTGAAGCAAAAGAAATAATAGTAACAATATCGTTAATATTTGCACCAGTTGCTAATGTAATATTTCCAGTAGAGCCGCCAGTATCCGTATATTCACTAGGATTTAACAATAAGCCGTTTTGTAATACCCAACAATTTCCAGATAAATATTCTATTCCTCTAGTTACATGAAATAGTGTTTGACTAGCTGAAGCATCAAAAGCAGTCATTGTGTAATAGAAAGAATCTGGAGCCTCAAAACCTACTACACGACCATAAATATCAATAGTTAAAGTGGCAACTGAAGAAGTTTTAGTATAAGAACCGCCAAAATCTAATAATTGAGCTAATGAAGCAATAACATTACCTTGTGGATTATTAGATACAAGAATTTCACCAGTACCAACAGTAGTTGTTCCAGTTTGAATAAGCTGACCTGATCTTAAAGTCAAATCAATAAGATTATAAGTATCAGGTAAACCTTGCCAAATAGTCGGATCATAATTAGCTGTATCTGTAGGCACAAATAAAGCAGTACCAGCCGATTGTGCCGCACCGCCCACCGCAAAACTAATAAGATTATTAGACCTATTACAAAAAAGTAAATAATTTAAACTACCAGAACTTCCGAAAGCTGGTGTGGCTAGATACCATGTGTAGTCTGAAGGAGTTATATCTACTACTGGATTGGCTGTATTAACAATTCCGTAATAAGTTTTTCCTCTAGGGCTATAACTAAATCCTGTGCCTGTTATTGAATCTGCATAAGCAATACTTAAATATCTTTCTGAATATTGAAAAGTAGCTGGTCGCCATTCTAATACTGTGCTTGCTGGACTAAAAGGTGATACTCCTAAAGAATTGATCATACGATCAAAGAAATACCAATTCCCTGCTGGAATGCCAGTTAAAAATACTGTAGGCAAAACTACGCTATTGCCATAAGGAACTCCTGATGGTTGAACCGCAGTAATACCAGCAAGCATTAATTGCTCTGTAGATGGATTTGTATAAGCTGAATACCAAACTTCTGCATATTGTGTAATACCAGCAGAACTTGAAGTAACTTGAACTCCAATAGTTGGTACTGGAATATTTGTTAAATTGCTAATAATGACTGGTGCAGTTAAAGTGCCAAAAATATTTGGTACTGGAAGTCCAGAATTAGGTGGTGGAGTATATTGAGTAATAGAAGTATCTGCATAAACATTTGGATCAAATGCTTGCATAGTTAGCTTTACTGTAATTACTCCATCTTGTCCAAAATTTTGCTCTACTTTAAATAAACGCATTAATTTGGCAGTCCAACCATAATTAAGGTTTGTAATAGTTACTATATCGCCAGCTTCTAATTCCAAACCAATGTAATTAACTGTGCATTGAACTTGTAAATCTAATCGTGCCGCTTTTAAATTTCTAACAGCTATAAGTTGTGCAGTTACATCATTATTAATTAAAGGAAGTTTAATTGTTTGACTATTAATTGGTTCATTAGGATAAAGAATAGATGGATCAACAATAGATAAATCAACTGTACTGGTATTGAATGAACTATTTAAAGTAATATCTGGAAACTCACATTGTGCAATATTGTAAGTATTAGAAATATCCATTGTATTAATTGTGATAGCTGAAACCATATTACTATCATTAATATCCATCGCTACTGTATAAGTAGTAGATAAAACAATCACACTCCACTTACCATAAATTTCATTATATTTAAGCAAACAATCACAACAATTCATCATATCGTTGAGATTTGTTAAACAATCATTTGCTGGATTTACTACTCCATTAAATTTAAATCTAGGCTGAGTTTCAGGATCACCATGATAATTATTAAATGTAATAAGTTCATTTGAATAAGCAGTTAAAGCATCTAGACTGGCAGTATCAATTTGATCTACTGGAATTGCCGCACCATAAACTATATTTGTAAGATAGTCATAAATAACATCGCCAGTATTAGTTCTGGAATTAATTACTTGAAATTGTGTTTGCTGAATAGATGTAATACTTGCACTTGAATTATAGTTAAGAACCACAATAGCAAAAGCCGTATTGGTCATTAATTTATTAGCATCCCATGTATAAACCAAACCGCTTGCACTCATTACTGTAATAGCAGATTGATCAGAATTTACAGGGCTATTAGAACCATTGTTATAAAGATAAATACTTAAATGTCCATCAACTTTAGTATCTACTAATCCTGTAGAAGTATCTTGTAAACCAGTAACGGCTACGCTTCCAGTTGATCCACTATCAACAATATAAATTTCATTTCCTACTGCAACAAAAGAAGGATTTAAAGTTACTCCAAAAGTAATAGTTTTAGCACCAGTATTTATTGCACTTACTACATAACTTAAAGGAAATCCTGAATTACTAAAAGTTAAAACTGTTCCAGTAGTAATAGTAGAAGTTAAAGTTCCTGTATAAGTAACTACTTCACCAGTAATATTTGTTACATTAATTCCTGTATCTGTATAAGTTAATCCAGAAAATAGGCATTTTTTACCACCAAAATAAATATCACCAAATTGAATAGGATCAGTTCCGTTGCCAGTAACTTCGCAAAGAGAAAGAACATAATAAAGATTTTGATTATCTGAAGTAATGCTTAAATCAGTAATAGTACCGCCAATATAAGCATCACCATATAGTATAGGAAGTTTATTACTATTAGATGGGGATACTTGAACATTAGTGCCAGTATTTAAAGGAGTGCCACCACCAGTAGAAGGAGCTTGTGGTCCAAGCATTTTAGAAATAACTGCCGATGCAGTTAAAGTTAAAGCCATAACAGTCATCATCGCAATAGTTTCAGCGACAGCGTAATCGACCATTAACTCCATTACTAAGTAAGCGGCTATAACTGCTGGCATTTATTGTATCCAATTCTCATCTTTTTTCCTAAACCCAAATTTTTCATACTTTAATTCAGGGCTTGTATCCATCTTACTTACACCAAAAAACTTAATTCTTCCAAGTTGTTTTAACTGCTTGCCATATTCTATATAAGAAAGTAAAAGCCTATAACCAGTAGAGCCACCTCTAAATTCTGGTTTTACATACCAAGCTAATTCTTGCATAGTAAAAATCTTATCATCCCAAACTGTAGGATGAATAATAGCCATTAATAGACCTTTATTTTCTTCAATAAAAATTACTCCCATTCCAGCAAAGATAGTATCTAATAATCTATTCCAGTATGCTTCATTATTAGAATCTATATATTCTGGCAAATCTGCTTCACTACGAAACAACTTCATCATTTCTATTATTTCTGTTTTATCGTATTTATTAGCTTGTCTAAGCATTTTTTCCAAAAGCGTAATAAACAGTTGAAATAGTATTTACTCTATTCATAGATGTATCGCCAGCGTTATAAAACTGCCAACTTGCATCATTTGTAAATCTTCCAGCAACTCTATTCTGAAGAATCATTTGTATATTAGCCGCACTAATAGAAATAGTACCAACCATCATTCTCTGTTCTTCAAGCCATTGTTCGCTAATTTGAAATGTATTAACAAATCCATAAAAATATTGATATAAGCCACCAGTACCACCAGTAGTAATTAAAGTTCCTTCAGGAGTAAAAAACCCCTTCCACATAGTAATTTCTGAACCTTTAATTTCTTGACTTAATACCCACCCTAACATAGCAGTATCAATACCCACTACTGTAAATGCAGTTTGATTGGCAGTTGATTTAATATCTCTTTGTATTGCTCCTATCCCTACAAGCTGACCAAGCCCATTAAACGGCTGACTATCAACTTCTGGAATAGTTAATGCAGATGAAGTAGTAGAAAATCTATAAGTCTGTGTAGGTGTCACTACACGAATAAAATCCGCATAGCGAATATTATTAGTATTTTGAATTGGTACAATATCGGTGCTCATAATACTGATTCAAAGGCTTTAAAAGTACCAGTCCATTTAATAAATGAATCGTTAGTAATTGGTATCAAAGTATAGTTTGGATACATTTGTAATATAACTGGAAAAGTGCAACCAGTATAATTATTACCGCCCATAGATTGTGTAGTTCCGTATTGCCCTATAACCGCATGAATTCCAGAACTTAATGGACCATTAATTAAATTTCTATGAACTGGAATAGTAATAGTGCCAGTAGCTCCACATAAAACATCTTGCTGTGAAATATAAGTGTATTGTCCAGCTTGTATAAAATCACCAGCACGAACCGCAAAATAAGTAGGATTAGCAGTAGGAACGCTAGTAAGAATTAAATTCTGTGCCGCAGATGCGGTAGAAAATATACAATTTGATATTTCAGAAGGAGTCATTTGACCTCTATAAGAAATATAGTTAGCCCAACCAGTAGAGCCAAAATTAAGATACTGAGTTAAAGATTTATCATAGTATCTAAGATTAGCTAATAAATCTCTATTTTGAGAATAAAGCAAATAATCATTAGGTTTAAATTCAAATTGAAAAGGAACAACTGTCAAAATTTCACTTGTAGAGATACGCTGATTCCTTGAAACAACTTGACCTACAAAGCGTTGATCATTAATCGTTACTTGTTCGCTGACTGCTAAAATAGTAGTTAAATTAGGCATACATTATCTGCTTGTAGGCAGTCCTCTTTGTGCAGATTGATTAGCTGACCATACTGCCGTTTTATTTCTAGCTAAAAATTGAACGGCTGACTGTGTATCAATAGCGGACATTTGACCAATATATGGACCATTGTAAGTAATCCCACCACCGCTATTAGCACTTAAAGCTGAAGTTAATTGATTATTAGGAATAATAGTTCCAGAACGACTTGGCACAAATAATTCAGGACCATTCTCACCGACAATAGATGGCACTCCTACTGGTGGAGAACCACCATCGGCAAAACCTAATAAACTTCCAAAAGCTGTACCGCCAAAAGCGGCAGTCATAGCTTTAGCTACCATNGCTTTAAGAATAATTTTTTCTATATCTTGAATAACNCTTTGTGCAAAACTACTAAAATTCATTTTTCCAGTAGTAACAAAAGTATCTAAAGCAGAGTTCATTGANCTCATAACCGAATTAAAAATATCACTAGTTATTTTTGCATTATTTCCAGCATCTTCTTTATATTGATTCCAAGCCTTAGTCCAACCAAATGTAAATGTTCTTTGATAATCAATAGTATCTTGAATACCTTTTTTAGTCCTATCTACTTCAGCATCTCTTAAAGCCAAAATTGCTGTTTTTTGTTGTTCTAAAGTTCTTTTCAATGCTTCTGCGGCAGAACCTTGTCCAGCTCCAGCAATTTGTTTATCAATAGCATCAACAAACTTTTGATTTTCTTGAATAACTTTATTAACTGCCGATTGAACTATTGCTTGATCTTTAGTTAAATCTAATAACTTTCTTTGTGCTTCAATAATTTCATATTGAAGATCAGCTTGTCGTTGATATTCTTTAGTTAAGCCTTTAGCGGCATCTATTTTTTTTGCATTAGATTGTATAACTTCTTGACCGCCAATATTTTCTGGAACTGCTGGTTTTGTAGGGGGATTAGCTAATTTTTGTAACCGATCGCTAAATGCCTTATAATCGGAAGCCATTGTATCTAAGCCATCATGCCAATCTTTTTTTGCTTTAGTTATATTTCCAGAAAGAACATCAGAAATAATACTTCCAGTAATTAATAAAATATTTGTAAATTGAATTAAAGTTTGTTCAATAAATGCAAATACTGCCGCCACTACATCCATTAATACACCAAAAAGTTGAATGATACTTTTTAATGGATTCATTAACTTATGTAATCCTTCATAAAATACATTTAAAGAAGGCATTACAGCTTCAGTAAATACTAGACTAATATCTTTAGAGTCTTTGCCTAAATTAATACTTAATTTATGAGCTTCTTCTATTGAAGCCGCATATCGATCCATTGTTCCTTTAGCTTCTTCAAGATCATGTGCAAAACCAACAATATCTATCCCTCTAAAACTTTTACCTAATACTTGAAATGCCAAACCATTTCTAGCGGCGGCATTTTCTATTTTTGCTAAACCAGTAATAGTTTTTTCAAATAATTCTTGCGGTGAAAGTGTAGCAATATCTTTAAGAGATACTCCTAATCTAGCAAAAGATTCTTGAGCTTTAGCACTACCAATAGCGGCAGTTTCAAGTTTTTGCGTAAAGCCAGAATAAACTCTACTTGTAGAGTCTGCTTCACCGCCATTTTCTTCTAATGCTCTGGACATTTCTAAAATGGAAGCAGTAGTTACATCATTAGCTTTTGCAGTTTTAACTATTGAATCTGCAAATTCAAGGGCTTTTTTGGTCATTTCCCCAAAAGAAGCAATACCAGCAAGTTCTAATATGGTATCTTTAAAATTCTCTAGTTTTTTACTAACGGCTTCTAGTCCAGCGTTGAACTCTGCCGTATCTAATCCCATTACTACACCTAGTCTTGCTACATTAGCCATTCTGTTTCTCCGTTAATGTCTTAGGTGCATTAGGACTCATTAAAATATAAGTTAATAATTGTTGGCTTGCTATTTCTTTCTTTTCTTGTTCCGACTTAGGTGGGTACATATAATCATAAGCATTCGGAATAATGTCTTGTAATGTATAGGCTTTGCCTTTAGTGCTACGCATATAATTATAAACTCCAGCAGTTAAATTGCCCAGAGTTTCTAAAATCCCTGTATTACCAATCATTCCATCGTTATATAACACACATATATCGTGGAAAACTTCTTGATCTATTAAATCTGGGTCAGTACCATGAGCCGTCAAATAAGCTCTAACTTGTCTTGGGACTGACCTAGTTACTTTCCCTTAGTTGCTTTGTAAGAAGGAGATATAACTTCATTGATAGATTCAAGAATTTGTAGTTGAATAGAAAAAGGAAAAAGCTCCTCAATCATATCGTATGTAATACTTGTCATATCAAACGATTCTTCTTCAGGCACAATAAACTTAAATAATTCTAAAATACGATTTTCGGTAATAATTTTATTTTTAGCAGTTTCTTGTAATGAAGTTCCTCTAAGGACAATATCATTATCTAAAAACTCTACATCACCTTGCTTTAAAAATTCTTCTTTGCTATCAAGAAAAGGTTTTGCAATTTCTTGATAATACTGCTCAACTTTTGCTAAATCTACAATCTTCATTTTTTCTTGTATTGCATCAAAATCAGATGTAAGTGGAATTTTTACTTTAAAAGTATGACCACCCAATTCAAAAGAACGAATGCGAATAGCATCTTTATTAAATGACTTACCTAAAGCAGTTGCGAAATTACTCATTATTAACCCCTAGATTGTTTTGCCTTGTATTGTTCTAATCGACTGCCTAATGTTTGACCTAGCATACTTGCGGCTGTAGCCCCTTGCGATTCTAAAGCTGGTCGCATATAAGGTTGTGCCGCCATAGCATGGTTTCCAAATTCTACTCCAAACTCTTGTACATTAGCTCTAGCATCTGACTTGATACCTACTTGCTTTATTACCCATTCTTTCTTGCCTTTGTGTAATACTACATTGTGTTGTAAGTTTACAAATTTATATCTAGCAAGAACATTTCCTGGAGCCGTAGTAACTGTTCCTATCATAGTATCTGTTTCAAGGACATATCTTGACCTATGATCTCTATTATTAGGCCGTCTAGCTTCTATTCTTAAAGATTCGGATAAGGCTCCAGTATGTTTTGGAGCAAGAGCTTTAGCCATCATTAAAACTGGCACCATAGCATCTTTTACTGCATTTTTTAAGATTGCATTAGCATCTTTAGCACTAAAATCATCACGAATTTGTAGCATTAAATCTTCAAATTCTTGAAAGCCTTGTACTTTAAAGCTAACGCTAGACTGTGCCATTTTCTACCTTAATCATTTTATGATAGATAGCATTATTTAATTTATTGACATATTCAACAATTTCTTCTGGTGACATAGTATCTGCATGATTTTTTGCAATTTCATATACAGTATGAATACCAGCAAGCCTTTGTTGTGGAAAGCCAAACCAGTTCTTATTACCAGAACCAGCTTGGCTTAATAGGTAGCTTAGTAAGTCTGTGTTATTTTGTATTGTCGTCATCTTATTAAGTATTATTTGACCAGCCGTATTGATTTCCTCTAGGGTGAATAGAGAATGTGCAAGTAGCTTCTTTTCCGGGAGCCGCATCAATACTAAATTCTGATACACGACCAGTAAAAGCATAAGCTACTGTATCTGCACCGCTAACTGCGGCAACAACATAAGTGCGATCAATAATGCCACTATAAGCATCGCCACGCATTAACAATAAACCAGCATCACTAGGATTCCACGGAGCGACAATAGTCATTGAAGTAGGTTTACTTTGTGTAGGGATTTGATCTGATTGACGGCTACCAGCAACCATGAAGGAAGCAGAAGCATCATCTTGACCAAACTTAGGGATTGTCTCTACATTTAATTGTTCACCAGAAGTTCCAGTACCATTAGCTACTGTGCCAACAATATCAGCAACTTCAGCAGTCCATGTTGATAATTGTGCCAATGTTAAAGCTGTAGGATTAGAACCAGTTTGACACCATAACGATGCCGAAAATCCAGGAAGGACTTGATTAGGGAGAGCCATTTTTTAATTCCTTTAATTGAAGTTAAGTTAATTCTATCTTATTAAGCTGGAATGTCTAAGGTGCAATCCATAATTACATGTTGCAATCCTACCGTATTATCATAAGTCTTGTAAAGCACATCTACATCGGCTTTTGATATTTGGAAGCCATAAGTAGGTCCACCATACAATCCACTGTAACCATGAAGGGATTGTAATATAGTGTTGGTTATATTCCAAGCATCGCTTGATTTAGCCGTAAAAACATTAATCTGAATAACTGGTCTATCAATGCCTTTTACCGATTTATTTGAACCAGTATAAACAGGTTGATGAATGTTTCTTAGTATCCAAGTTAAAAACTTAGGCTCATTAGCCCAATTTCTATTGAAATCTTCATAAACTGGTATTGAACCACCCACAATACTTTGCAGTTGGTATTGTGTAGCTTGTGCATATATAGCTGGATTGTTTTGTGTTGTCATACTGGTGTTGTAGGATCATTTCTGTAACACATAAAGATAACATTCATACGATCATTGGTTTCTAAACAATCAGTAATTCTCCAATCATTACCTCTCCATGTAATACTATAAAGATTTTGATAATCCACAATTCGCCTAGTATTAGGAGTGTAATTAACCGTGAAGGTAGTTAAATCAGTATAAACACGCTCATCTTTGGTAATTTGGACACCATTACGAACATCTTTTACACGACCTCTAGTATCAAACCATTTAGTAATAGTTGTAGTGTAATCACCAAAGGAGTCTGTTCCAAAGGTTAAATTATTAATCGTAAAGTTCTCATACCGTGCGATTGTCATTACATCACCAAAGGTTTATAAGCTCTAAGAAGTTGATCGACTCCAAAAGGAATATTATTCAATGCCCCTTGAAAACTATTGCTACGATTATTGTATAAATGAGTTAAAAGTAATAAAGCCGCTTGTTTAATAACAGGATACTGAGCTATAGGACTTGCATTAGTTGTATAAGTAACAATTACAGGATTAGTCATCCATTCGCTAATATCATTAGGAATACTACTTACTAATACTTTATTACCAGTAGGATCATAAAAATAAAGACTTTTATCTAATACTGTAAGAACTGGTGGATTACCGCCAGTATAGTAAGACACGGAATTAATAACAACTCCAGCAGTATTTTGATTAGCTTGACTAACTTCTGGCAGATCAAAGGCAGATTGAGTGCCTGTCATACCATTTGTAGCTCCGTAGTAAACCTTCCAAGTGATAGGGAATATCGACATACCAAGATAGTCCTCAATAGCAAACCTAGTGGCTAATTCAAGGTTTTGAAGATAAGCATCTTGGCTTTCATCTTGAAATAAATTTAGCTGTTGAGTAATCTCATCAAGAGTGAGCCATTCAGTCTGTAAATCACGGCTGACTTGCTCAATTTTTTCGTAGCTAAACGGATTTCTAGTAGTCCCTAAATAAGGACCATTTGTTAGGCTATCTAATGGCATAAACTACCTTAACTGTGAGTCAAACGAACACCAGCAAATACATCCCGAATTGTAGAAACTACACGCTTTTCGCAAAAAAGTGTAATGAAGCCAGGATTTGTTTGTTCAAATGCTTTAATACTCATTAGCTCATTATCAGCAATAGTTACAAATTGACTCCATGCGGCAAAGTAAACTGGATAATTACCAGCTCCAGCTAATTGCATATATGGATTAACAATGACTGGTTTACCAAAAATATAAATAACTGCACCGCCATCATCATCACCTACCTCTAAGAAATAAGGAACTCCTGAAGTAGTAGTAACCAATTCACGAATAGTTTTAATTGTCGTAGGATGCATCATCCATGCACAAGTCATATCTGCTAAATACTGTGATGGTAAAGCGGCATAAAGGTTGGCTAAGTCGTTATATACAATAGCTCCAGCACTAGCTTGAGTAACACCTAAAACTGTATGACGACCATTAGTAATTGCTGAACCATTTGAGCCAAAAGCGGCGGCAGAGGTAGAACTAGGATAGCTATTCAAACCACGCAAACCTTGTGTAGCACCATAGTTATAAGTTGTAGAACCAGCTTGGTCGTTGTTATACATCATTGAAAGTGCTTCTTGTTGAGCAAATTCCAACATAATATCGCCAACAATAGCTTCATTAATATTATTAATATCGCCCATTACCGCAGTTCTTACAGGAACTACAGCATTTAAATCACGGACTGGCAACTGCCAGTAAGTAGTAGCAATACCAGTGCTACCATTAACATTATTGTTATTAATAGGGTATCCCCACGGATTGAAAGTGCCACCTTGTAAAACATTAGTGACATTTCCTGTTTTTGCTACAAAAGCCTCATCTGAACCAATAGTTTGAATAACTCTTGCTCCAGCATTACGAATAGGGTTGTTTTGACGAAGTGCGGCAAACGCATCATCATAAATTACACGACCACCAACTCCAGAACCAGAGCCAGTAAGTTGTGATGCCTCATTTAAGTTTACTGTAGCCTCACCTTGTGAAAGTGCGGTTTTAACTGCTTCAAGAATAAGATTAGCCATTTTATTTCCAAATTAAAAATTAAAAGAGGGGGAGTTTCCTCCCCCATCTTATTAGGTTGCTGTACCAGTAGAACGATAACGGATTGCAGAGAATGGATCTACAACAGAAGTAGCCAAACGCTTCTCACCGAAGAAAGTTATAAAGCCAGGCAATGTCTGGTCATAGCGACGAAGCACCATGTTCAAACGATCCACGATTGTGTGGAAGCGTGACCATTGACCGAAATACATAGGATACAAGCTAGTTGTTCCAGCATCGCCAGTTGTTGATTGATAAGGAGTATCAAGATACTTATTAACAACAACATCAAATCCAGCAATTTGACCAACAATACCATCAGTAATCAATGGAGTCATACGATCAAAAATTGGAGTGCCATTAGAATCTTTTAAGCCACGAATCTGTGCAAGCATGAATGGGTTAATGATAATCTTAGCATCTGGAGTCCAGTATTCTTGTGGCAAGCTATGCAAGAATGTAATTACATCATCAAATGTGGTGTGATTAGCATTAACTGTATTTGCATTGGTTGTAAGCTGGTCATAAGTAGCAATAGTAGCTAAACCATCGGTAGATGCTGTTCCACTAGAGCCAAAAGCGGCAGTAGAAGTAGAGCCACCAGCATAGCCAGATTTACCATTAGCGTATTGATTCAAACCACGAATACCATTTGAACCACCAGTAGGATTATCAGTTGGACTTGCTTGGTCGTTATTTTGGATCATAGCAATACCTTCTTGCTGACTAAATTCCAAAAGCATATCATCCACAACATTGGACTCTAAGCCATCGATATCATCAAGTGCGGCTGTACGGATTGGAAACTGGACATTAATATCTTGCAAAACTAATTGCCAAATATTTGTGTTTTCAGTAGTAGGTGCACCGTTGTTTTGGATTGCATAACCCCATTGAGCACCAGCGTTTCCTGTCTTAGCACGGAACTGGTAAACAGAACCATCAGTAGTTACATTGCGTGAAACTCCACGGAGTGGATTCATCAAACGCATTTTGTGGAATACAGGATCGTAGGCTGTACGACCACCGACATTGTAACCGCCACCATAACCAGCTGGATTACCAATTTGTGAGCCATCTTCTTTTAAGTAGGCTTGATATTGTGATTCATCTTCAAACATGACAAATTCTTTTTCAAGACGACCTTTTTTAACCATCTTCTTCAACTGCTCAGTAACTAGACGATTAACATCTTGCTTTACTGATTTAGCTGGAGATCGCATGATTTCAGGAGATTGCACTTGTGAAATTTTGGTTTCTAAAGCAATAACCTTTTCAGAAAATTCCGCTTTAGCGGCTTCAACTGCGGCAACTGCTTCCTCTTTTACTGCTTGGATTTTTGCTTCGTTAGATACTTCAATAGCATCTAGCTTTTCCGTGATTTGCTCAATCATAATAATTCCTTTATTTGATGCGTTTAGATAATGCTTTCTTAATCTCTCTTAGCTCTAAAGCCTTAAGGATTTCGTCAGCTTCATTTACCACCGCTTCCAATTCACTTGGTTGTGGGGTTTCTTTAATAATCTTCTTGGTAGCATCACGCAACTCTAGAATTTTTTTAAAGACGGAAGATGCGGTGGTCGCACCCTTCTTGGAAAGTCCTGCCTCACGCAAGGCTTCCTCAACTAATCTAGGGTTAAGATGCCCTTCAGCATCAAAACACTCTAATTTATGGATTTCAGCATTTGGATTATTTGGGTACATAACAACTGAAACTTCACGCAAACCACCTTTAGTGATTTGGAAAAAAGATTCTTCATCATCGTCATCATCTGTTGGATCTCCATTTGCATCAACGAATTGTGCTTCATCTGCATAAGCACCTACTGAAACACCGCCAAATAAATTGGGCGATGATTTTAATACTTCATAAAGATCAGAACCAGTAGTGGTATTCATGAAAAGTTCGCCTTTAGCAACCATTCCTTCTTTATCAAAGGAAAATTCATTCCATTGACCTACAGGCATACCCATATCATTATGATTTAAGAACATTGGTAATGGTTTACCACTAATAGCAAACTCATTAGCCCAATCTGAAAAACCTTCAGGCTGGTAATTAAATTTGCGACCATCGGCACCTTCTCTGGCACCCCAAGTTGTTACTCTGGCTTCAAGCTGACCGCTTGGATCTTCTTGAGAGGACTTGTTGAGTTTTAGCTTTGCTTCGCAAATTAGATTTAGGTTCTGATTCATTTATAGCCCCATTGTTAATAGCCTGATTATTATCTTGTATTTTAGGGGACTTAACAGAATTTTTTGGTAGTTTAACATCACTTTTATGAAGTTGGTAGCCAAATATTCCAATTATTTTATTAACTGTTTTCATGTTTTGCCTATATTCATTTTATTTGTTTGATTTCCCCCACCGCCACCAGTATCTTGCGGTGAACTTCCCGGCAATGCTTGAACTTTAGCATTTTTTGTTCCGATTGCAACATTATCAGAAGAAATTGCTTTTGCATTAACCGCTAATAACTCATCAGCACCATCCAATTTAGGCATATTCATATATTGTCTAGCTTCGTTAGGAGTCATAATACCACCAGCAACTCCAGCATTAACAAAGTTCATCTGATCTAATGCCGCACCTTTTAGGAAATCTTTAGTATCAAATCGAATAGAAAGATTAGGATAACCTTTTAATAAAGACTGTTTAAATTTCTGTTCAATACTAATAATCATTGGATACATCGTAGTCTTATAAAACTCATCTAGCAAGGTTTGAGTATTATTAAATTTACCAGCCGCCAAGCCTAGCATCTGTGGTGGTACACCAAATAATGCACAAATCCTTGTAATAGTCTGTTCCTTTAATTTAGCGGCATCAGCATCTTGAAGCGAAAGCATTTTAACCGCTTCATATTTCATTCCGTTATCCAGCATAATACTTTGACCGGGCTTGCTTAGATCAGTAGGTTTAGAGCCAGTCATACTTGCCCAAGCCTCTTTTAGTCGTGCCGCAATTTCTTTATATTTCACATCAGGGATAACTTGATCTGTAATAAACATACCGCTAGGTTTTGCACCATTCTGCATTACATAGTTAGCATATAAATCAATGTCTTGATCTAGGGCAACCAATTCAGTCGCCAAAATTCCTTTATTAAAACCAGCACTTCCTTGCCATGCCGCTTCAGAGATATGAATAACTTGGTGCGATGCAAGAGGTTCATCACGATTAAATCCATAAGAAGGGGTAGAAAGCCTATAAGTAGGATATCTTGCTGGATTCATCTGAGTAGTAATCAGCGTTGAGTCCAAGTTATATAGTTCTATAGGGGTTTGTGAAGCATCTTCTTGGTCTTTACGAAATAACAAAGTAAAAGTTTCACCAGAAAGTAGTTGCCACATAGTCCATTGATACCAGAACTCATATTGGCTTTGGAAGTTATTAGGCTCCCTTAAAAGATTGCGAACTTGCTTTGCTTTGATCTTATCTCTAGATCCAGCCTTATCGGACTCTAAAGCATCAACAAAAGTACCATCATCTGTTTCATAAGCAATATAGATTGAACATTGTGATAAAGCTCTAGCAATTACTCCTACACAACTCATTACAGTACTATTTCTAGTTAATACTGACATATCCACAATGCGACCAGCATTGGTGGTGGATGATGTAGTTACATAAAGAAGTTGGAAATTTGCCCCACCCTTGCCATCTTGGGTTTGACGAACAATCTGGTTACCTAATTGGGTTTGACCAAAAAGAGTATTGTTTTCTTTTGCTATCGTCTTTTTAGTACGGAAAATGTCTAAGACACCCATATAAACCCCCAATTTTTTTACGATATTACCTTAAAAACTGCGGAATCCAAAACTATTTGAAATAAATGGATTATCCAATGAGCAATGTGCCGCAATAATCATAGCAATTATGCCATCAACTTTAGCAGATTTGTCAGCTTCATTCTTACGAATTTTAATATTTCCATTGACATCCTCATACACCTCACAATTACCTAGTTGCCATCCTAAAAATGGGTTTCCATTATGCTTAATCTGTTTATTTAATATCAATTTTTCAACATATTTGGATGGATTTGATAACACACTCATACCTTGACCGACTTTTTTTACTGGAACTCCATTGTCATGTAGCCTAGCAACCAAAGAAGCCGCATTATAAGCATCATAGCCCACTTCTTTAACTTCATATTTCTCACATTGTTGCATGATATAAGCAGAAATCTCTCTATCATCCATTACATTACCTTCTGTAAGCCGTAAGATACCAGAATCTACTGCTACCCTAAAGATGTCTTGATAATGCTTTGGCACTCCTTCATAGCCAGCTTGAGGTAAGAAAAATTGCCAATCTGCCCTGTAATCTAATTCTCCGTATCTTTTTAAAGTACATACTGCATTCAAGTCTCTAGTAGCCGCTAAGTCAAAGCCAATAAACACGGCTTCAGGAATTCGCCCATCATCATCGCAAATTGCTTGATCCCAATGGTCTCTATCAAGCCAAGCGGTATTAGCACTCACATAGATATTTAAAGTCTTACATAGGAATTCATTTAAGACGGCTGGCTTATGCTTTGCTTCCTCTGCCCTCTGAGCAATAGCATCCTCAAAGACGGATAATCCGTGCATAGGATTAGCTTTAGCCCAAGTTTTTGGGTCTCTCCAATCGTCTTGCGGGTCCAATCCATAAAGTAAACCAAACCATCTGGGGTTGTCTGTAGCCTCTCCATTGAGCATAGATTGATACATGCTCATATCTTCATAAAACTTCGTGTCTTTAGAGAAACTAGCAGTCGTAATATAGATTCTAAGAGGATTTTGCCTTGCAACCATGCCTGAATGTAATACTTCAATAGAATTTCTATCCACAATCTGGGCGGCTTCATCCACGATTACGCAAGAAGGATTCTTACCATCCCCAGATTTCTTGGTATCTCTGGATAAGGCTTTAAACATAGACTGGGAGTCACCCACTCTTTTTACTTCGTAGCGTGAAACATTAAATAGTTTTTGTAAGTCACTAGACATAGACTCTACAAAGCCTTTAGCGGCATCAAACACGATGGTGGCTTGCTCTCTATTAGTAGCTAAAGTAAAGACTTCTGCTCCAGCCTCTCCAAAGACTAGCTCATAAAGTGCGATTGCCGCAGTTAGAGTTGATTTACCAGCTTTGCGTGGAATGAATAGTATTACATCCGTTACCATCCGCTTTTCCTGATCCTTCTTACCTCTGAATCCATAAATGGCACAAATCAATAAAATCTGGAAAGGTTCCAAGATAATAGGTTGTCCAGCTTGGGGTCCTTTAGTGTGGATTAAATTGGAAGTAAAAGACAGGAAGTGCTGTGGGACTCTTTCATCAAATCGCCATTCCCATTCTTTATTCTCATACTGGTTAATAAAGCGTTGGCAAGCTAGCCGTATATCACGGCATACATTAATCTCACCTTTACATACATCGTGAGCATATTCAAGCCCAGTTTCCCACCTCATTTTTTCTTCTTAGGTCTTGTATTTGTTTCCAGAGCTAGCCCAATAGAGTAGTGTAGGGCTTCCCAGTCCGCCCTTTGTAATACTACTTCTATAAGTTCAGTATCCTGATTCCTGTTATGGAAAAAGTCATTTAGGTAATCCGATTGCGCTTCTTGTAGTTTCTTAGGTCTTTTATTTTTATCACTCATGCTCCGAATGGTCCTTTGAGTAGTTGGGCAACTGGGGAATCATCTTCTCTTTTGCCAGATGCAAGTCGGCTTCTAGGGGTAAGCCCTAGTTCATTCATTAATTGGATTATAAGGGTTGTAGTCTTATTTCTAATACTGAGCCACGGACTAGGTGCTAGTGTGGCATTGTTGTTTTGGGGTATTACAAGTCGGCTTTGTCTTTTACCTTCGTCATCAAGATAACGAAGCATCTTGGAGCAATCCACATAGACTTCAATGTGATCTGCCAGCATAGTAAGAGCATGCTTATCTTGGTCATTTCCTATTCCATAGACTGTATGTAGAAAATCTGAGGTTTCTTCAATGAACTTAGCTTTATCCCACGCATCAGGATTATCCATCCATTCAGCCGATGGAATTCTTTTCCTAATACTAGCTGGAAGATTGGTTAGGTCACCTCTAGTCCTAGACTTGGTGCCATCAACGATGTGAAGTTCTGGGGGCTTTTTATTCATGGGCTTATCATACTATGAAACACCCCCCCTTTGTCAAATTACATCACAGGTGATTATT